GTATTTTTTACTGTTTGTGGTTCTATATTAGACAAGGCAGACCGTAAACTACTAACAATATTCCCTGCTGCTTCTGTTGCTTGCAAAAAATAATTTCCTGCACTACTGTAATGACTTTTGCTGGTACCTAAAAACCCAAAAATAGACATGATTACCTCCAGTTAATTTTTATTTAGAATTTAGCTTATATGGTATAGAAGTCAAGTTAAATCTTTTTAACTTTTTGAATTACTCAAGGGTTTTGTAGTCAGGATCATAAACCATTAGCTGACAATCTAAAGATATAGCCGTGATAAGTATAGCAAAATATTTGGCATAAAGAACTTAAAAAAGCTTAAATAGTAGCACGATTTGCAAAAGTGGTAATCTTTTTGCTATAATATAATTAGATAGAAAAGAAGGCATTGCTAGACTTAAAAAGGTTTAGAGCCGTTAATAAGCAGGTTAAAAAATGCTTTTCATCATAACTAGATGTAAAAAGGTTGTAGTTTGTAGCTAGATCTTTTCTTAAAAGCTACCTCTGTCATCGCAAGACACAAAAAGGCTAGTTTTGAAACTTACCTGTAACAAAGTTTATCGTCATAACTAGACGTTAAAAGGTCTTTAAAAGCTTGAATTAGCTTATCTTTTTTTAAATTAAAAATATTTACGTTTTTTAATAATTAGAACAATGAGGAGATTATGTCTAACGGCATTAATAGACCTTACGGTTTGGAAGTGGTCCAGTCTCAAATAGGCAACGGCGGAACACAGAAACTAGGTCAATACTTTATTTATGCCTCAGCTGACGGCTTAACTACGCAGCCAAACAGTATTTATCAGGGTGATCCGGTAAAATTTGTCAGTAACCCTGGAGTAACCGCAATGACCGGAACTATAGCCCCGCAAAAGTTATCAGCGCCAACAGACGGAGGAGCCGTACAAGCTGTTGCAACCGCAGACGCAGATGCTTTTATCGGGGTATTTATAAGCTGTGCGTATACTGATGCAAGTACTGGGCTGCGCATTGAATCGGACTACTGGCCGGGGGGAAGAGCGGTAAAAGCCGGCAGTCCTATTATTGCTTACGTTAATGATGACCCGATGGCGGTATTTAGAATGCAGGTATCAAGCTCTGTAGCAGATGCTGATGTCTCAATAGTATTTTTAAATACTCAAGTAGGACTAAATAGTAATTTATCGGTAGCAGGCATAACCTTTACTTCAGATCTTGCCATTAGCGGCGGTCAGAATCCCAGAACCGGTAGTAATGTCTACGGCTCTGTTTATTATCTGGACGGCTCAAGCATAGCACGCACTGACACCCTAGATGTAAAAATCATCGGCATTGACCCAGTCATTACCGGTAATTCTAATCCCACAGGCTTAGTACCGGGAGTAAATATGCCTTTTACTAACCTACTAGTTAAATTTAATAAGCATATTTACGGCTCAAGTGGTGTTGTAGGTCCGACTGCAGGAGCATAGAGGAGCACGATCGATAAAGAAAGCTAAAACTAAAAATAAAGGTAATTAATTATGTCTATTATAACCACCGGTGATATCCCAAGTCTGCTTTGGCCCGGTCTTTATGAGGTAAAATCTCAGTATGATCGCTTTAAGGGGGAATATACCAAAGTCTATGAGCAGGCTAATTCCGTCAAACATACCGAAAGGATGGTTGATATTAGAGGGACGGGTTACGCTCTTGAGAAAACACAAGGTGCGCCTATTAAAATGGATAGCATGGCTGAGCGTTTTATTTATGAATTTGTCCACCGGGAATTTGCTCTTGGTTTTCAGATTACTAATATTGCCATGGAGGATGATCTTTATGCCGATCAGTTCTTTAACGGTACTAAATCCCTTACTACTTCCTATGAGCAAACAAGAGAAGTAGTAGCAATGAATCCTTTTAATCAGGCATTTAACCTAGCAGCAACGCAAAGTAACGGACAACCTCTCTGCTCCGGCTCCCAGCCATATGACGGGGGTGTTTATTCTAACCGCGTCGGAGCGTATAACGGCGTGAATGTTAATGTCGACTTTAGTGAAGCAGGAGTTGAACAGGCAGTCATACTAGCCGGTAAAATGAAAGATCAGGCAGGCCTCCTTATAAATGCTCAAATTGAGAGATTATTACTTCCGCAGGATTTGATGTTCTCAGGATGTAGATTACTTGAGTCGGTGTTTAGAACGGGAACGGCTAATAACGATATAAATGCAATTTATAATATGAAGGCTATTCCGCAAGGCTATGAAGTAAGCCACTTTTTAACTAGCCCTAGTAACTGGTTTGGATTAACCAATGTTAAAGGAACACGTAAGCATTTTGTAAGACGGCCACTGAAAGTTAATGTAACAACTGACCCGGTAACCGAGACTATGTCGGTACTTGCCTCAGGTCGTTATTCTTTTGGTATGTTTACTCCTCTTGGTGTAATCGGCGCACAAGGTTCAACTGCTTAAAGATTAATTAAGAAAATTAACCTTAAGAGGAATTATGTCTCAATTTTATGAATATAATTGGCCGGTTGCAAGTGCAAATGGGATCTTGCTTTTCCAGCGACTAACTGCAAATATTCCTCTGCAACTAAATGGTTCTTATGTTAATAAAACCACAAGAATAGTTAACTTCGTTGAGGATTTTGGCATTGTTCCAAGAATTACGCTTAATTCCGCTTCAGATTTACGAGGGATTAATTTTCTTATTACCGGTTATCAGAATGGGGTTTTTATTAACGAAACCTTAGCCGGACCAAATGCAAACACCGTTACAAGTGTTAACTGCTTTGATACTTTGCAGCAGATAATTCCAAGCGGTACTAGCGGTAATACCATACAAGCCGGTGTAGCTTCTATTGGGTATTTTCCAATTATTCTATTAAATACAGCTAAAGCTAATAATTCTTCCATGAACTATACCTTAAATATCGTAGCAGCACCGGCTAATCCTGCTACTTATCAAGTATTTTTATCGCTCAAGAATAATTTAGGCATGGGTAAATACGACGATTTAACGAATCAAACTAACGGTAATTTTGTAGCTGCGGCGGCCGCAGCTACGGCATCTGCATTGATAGAGTATAATTCTCTAGCTAGTAACTTACTTATTAAAATTGGTCCAAATGCCAATAACTCGCCTCTTAAGGCCCAATTCCTGCAATCGTAAGTAAAGAGGAAAATAAAATGCCGGCAACTAGCGGAAGTTATAGTTTTGATAGCATAAAAGGAGAGCTGATTATCAGAAAGGCTTATGAGTTAATAGGCATGCCTCTAAGCATGGTAACTGCCGAGCAGTATGATTCGGCACTTAAGATTGTTAATTTTATCTTAAGTGATTGGACTAACTCTAACGTCAATTTATGGACATTAAAATTAAAACAGGTGTTTTTAACTCCAGGGCAAGCATCCTATATTCTTCCTAGTAATATACAGAAAGTATTCCAGGTATTCTTAAGATGCAATGCAAGACAGAATTTTGGTGGCACTCCCGGTAACGACGGATACGGAGGAATAGCAGCTTATGCGTTTGACGGTAATCCTCTGACAAGATGCAGTCAAACACAGCAGAACGGCAGTATCTCCTATGATTACGGAGAGGGAGTAACAAGGCAAATCAGCATTATCGGTATTCAAAGTTATGTTTCCAATCGTCCCTATAGCCTAATTCTGGAAGCCTCACAGGATATGGTAAATTGGTTTACCGCCTTTATCGCTCCTCCCCTATATCCCTATAAAGCACATGTAATTTCATGGTTTTACGTACCTGATCCGATTTATGCAAGGGGTTATAGAATTAGAGAAACGGGAGGTTATACACTAGATATTGAAGAACTTTATTTTAATAGTATAAGCCGGGATACTACCATGAGCGAGGTATCCAGATATGAATATCTCTCATATCCAAATAAATCTCTGATCGGTAGACCTACTATTTACTATGTTGATTACCAGCGTACTCCATCCTTGTATATATGGCAAGCCCCTTCTTCCATGTATAATTTAATAATGTATAGCGGGCAGAGTAGTATAGAGACACTTGAGAATTATACACAAAGTATAGATATTCCGCCTTATTTTTATACTCCTTTAATATATGGCTTAGCGAGCATGCTAACTGCACAATATGCCCCAGAGAAAGAGGAAGGTTTAAAAACAAGATACCGGGAAACCTTGAACCCGGCAGTAATTAATAATACGACGGAAGTACCGCTTAAACTGGAGGTATATGGCAACTAGTTTAAAAAACTGTTTAATTAATCAGCAGCGAGGGGAGTATGTTAAAAAGAACTTAATTGAACCTGTCGGAGTTTGTGATTATTCAGGGTTTTTCTTTAGCAAGTCTGACTTGGTAAAACAATATGAATGGCGCGGGAATCAGTTAGTCTGGACGGGAGCAATAGTCGGACGGCCTTTTGTAGATGAACCAAATGAGCAGAATAGGCCGCCGCAAATAAAGAGTGATCCAAAAGCCGTACAAGATCCGCGCCCGTTTGGTATCAATACGCCCGAAGGTCCTGATGCCAACTCTAACAGTTCTCCCGTGATTCTAGCAGATATAAGCTTTACGAGTGATGAGATTACACCTGTTCTACCTGATTTTGCCGGAGAGGATATTAGTAAAATAAATGCTCAGGAACGTTTAAAGTTAATTCAGAAAATATCATGATTAATAATTTTAATCCGGGATTTGATAGGGAAAAGGCAGCATTTATAGAACTTGCCAATAGAGGAGCAGGGCTTGCGCCTATTAACTATTTATATGCTAAGGTAGCCAGTTTTGAAAGTATTTTATCTCCCATAATTACCGGTGGTACCGCCGAGCTTTATACAATATACGGCAAAGGAATTTACTCTGTCAATATTACCAATAGTGAAGATATCATAACTAGCCGCTTAAAATGGACTAACCCTTTTAATAATTATTATGTAGGCTTTATTGCCGGTAACCTAACCCAAAATACTATCTGGCGATTACCTCTACAGGACGGCAACGAGGGAGAGGTTCTCTCAACAAACGGTAGCGGTAGCTTATCATTTATAAATGTTACAACAGGCGCTGCTCCTATTGATGCTAAATATATTTTACAAATCCCAAATGAGAAGCTCCCTAATGCTCAAGCTTTAAGTAAGCTCAGTAACGGATTAATGAAGAATAACGGAGGGGTAATACAAATTGCCGTAGCAAATAAAGACTACCTAACCCCAAGCATAGCTTACGGTAAACTATGGATAGGTAACAGCTCCAACGTAGCAGCACAAGTTCAAACGATTAGCAGCGATAATTTGCCTAATCTAAATTACGGCAAGCTATGGGTAGGCAATATCAATAACAGGCCCGAGGCAAGTTCTACTCTTAATACCGGCAACTTACCTAATTTAAGTGAAGGAAAAGTCTGGCAAGGTGATTTTAGCAATAGACCGGTAGAAGTAGATATAAAATTATCACCGACAGATGCAACTTATATTATTCAGACTCCTAACCCAAATTTAACCGAAGCACAAGTATTAAGTGAGCTTGGTATGGGGATGACTAAATTACTAGAGGGCGGAGTATTTGCAATTGCCGTTCCTGGTGAAGATTATGTAACTACAGAGGAGCTGGAAGAAATTGAAGAACAATGCAAGGAATATGCAAGCAAGGCACAGGAATCAGCAGATGCAGCGGCAAGTTCTGCTGAAGAAGCGAGCAGCGCGGCAGAAGAAGCAGCTACTAGCGCAAGTGAGGCATCTGCCTCTGCTACGGAGGCTACTGCGGCAGCAGGCGAGGCAAGTGCTGCTGCCGGAGAGGCAACAGCTTCAGCAGGAGCAGCCTCTACCGCGGCACTAGCTGCTGCTGCTTCAGCAACGGCGGCGGGTTACTACGCAGATGATGCATCGGATTATGCTGACGATGCTTCAGACTACGCTGATGACGCCTATGACTATTCAGAGGATGCTTCTGATTCGGCCGATGATGCCGGTAATCACGCCGATAGCGCTTCAAAATCGGCTTCCAAAGCTAGCGATTCGGCAGGAGATGCTGCCGAAAGTGCCGACTCTGCCAAAGATTATTTAGATAAACTGTTAAACACCGGTTTAAATGCTTTGCCTTGTAGCGGCGACGTATCGCTTAACAACTATAAACTCATTAACGTTGCTATTCCAACTTTAGCAAATGACGGAGCAACTAAAGGGTATGTAGATAGTGCCATTGGGAATATTCCCGGGGGAGATATAATTCTACAAGGTGATATTAAAGGAGCAGGACCTTTAAGTGTGCCCGTTACTACGGTGCTCATGAAAACCCTGAATCAAATTACCAATGCCGGTGACATTGATATAGGTAACTTTTTAATTACTAACCTCAAAGACCCGGGTAATCCAAACGACGCATCTACTAAAAACTATGTAGATACTAAAACCTGGATTACCGCTCAAATTACCGACTTTAAAACGGAAGTAGCGGCATTTAGTTTGGATCAATTCGCTAAACCGGTAGCTAGCTTGGATTTAAACATGCAAACCATCATGAATTTAGCTACTCCGTTTAACCCAGATGATGCTACCACAAAGAGTTATGTAGATACTGCCATAAGTAATATTCCCGCCGCCGATCTTATTCTACAAGGAGATATTAAAGGAGCAGGACCTTTAAGTGCGCCCATTACTACTATGCTCATGAAAACCTTAAATCAAATTGAAAACGCAGGGGATATTAATATCGGTAATTTCTTTATCGATAATGTTAAAGATCCGGTTAAACCGACGCAAGCTGCTACTAAAAATTATGTTGATTCGGTAGTTACGGAAGCGGGGGCAAATATCATATTGGAAGGGTTTGTCCTTGGGGGTCCGGCAATTGAAGGGATACTAACAACGACTAGAGGTCCTACCTGCCTGTTATGTAATATTCCTGCCGGCGGTGATGTCTCCATGGATG